CCTTGCAGATCTTGATATTAACATACTTCTATTAAAGTATAAAGAAGAGTTTTGCAGAGAAGTATCAAAGAATTCTTATCAACAAGAGATGGACTTTATAGTACAATATGGTCCTAGAAATAACTTTATCGCAAATCTTGCAATTAAAAATGTCGGTGCCACACTCATATTATTCCAATATGTCGACAAACACGGAAAACCTCTACATAACCTTCTGCAAGAAAAGTTTGATAAACTACCAAGAAACACTAGGAGATTATTTTATGTATCAGGAGAGACCGACGTGGATACGCGGGAGAAAGTACGAGAGATTACAGAGAAATCCAGTGACGCGATTATTGTCGCCTCTATGGGCACTTTTTCTACTGGGGTTAATATTCGTAACCTACACAATATTATATTTGCATCACCAAGTAAGTCTCAGATTAGGGTTCTCCAAAGTATCGGAAGAGGATTAAGAAAGACCGATGATGGTAAACCGACTACTGTATATGATATAGCAGATGATTTACATTGGAAATCTAAGAAGAACTATACCTTGGTTCATGCGGCAGAGCGCATTAAGATATATGCTAAAGAGAAATTTAAGTATAAAATATACGATATAAATATATAAGTATGGAAATAAGACAGTTTAAATTATTGAATGGTGATGATATAATCGCCGTAATGAATACTAGATATGATGGACATTATATCATTGAAAGGCCTGTACTCATAGGTAATGATATGTACGGCCGTTTGGTATTCAGCCACTGGTTTCCACTCTCAGAACAAAATATGTTCAAACTCTATAAAAATAGATGCATCCAGCACGTCCCTATCTCTAAGGACTTTGAAGAAGCTTACATCAAGTATATTATGGATGAGGAACAACCCTATTCATCGGATGAAGTATTAAAAAGAATTGAATCTCTAAAAGAATCCCTCCTTCAGAGGGATGAATATGAACCCGTATATGATGATGAAGATGAAGAAAAAGAACCTACAATACATTAAATTTATAGTATACCCCTGTCTCCCCCGGAGATAATATATTATACTACACTTTTCGGCATTTGTAAAGGGAAAAATGAAAAAAAATGAAATTAATTTTATTTAAAGAAAACACTTTACATTGAACCGATTCTGTAGTATAATAATACTATTATTGGAGAAATAATTATGAAACCTAAACAAAAGCCACATTACGTCAATAACAAGGAATTCTCACTAGCTGTAGTAGAATATGTTAAGGACAGTAATATGCATAAAGAAAAGGGAGTTGATGCACCAACAGTTCCAGACTATATCGCTAAGTGTTTTATCAAGATTGCAGAGGGCCTATCTCATAGACCAAACTTTGTAAGATATACTTACCGAGAAGAAATGGTAATGGATGCTGTAGAGAACTGCCTAAGAGCTATCGGAAACTATAGAATAGAGACAGCAACCAGAACTGGTAATCCAAATGCATTCTCTTACTTTACTCAAATCTGTTACTTTGCATTTATTCGTAGGATAACTAAAGAGAAGAAACAACAAGACATTAAGTTCAAGTTTATTGAAAAGATGGGTATTGATGATTTCGTGTCTATGGGTATGGATGATGCAGGAGCAGCAGAGACTATGAACTATGTTGATACACTAAGACAACGTATTTCTACAGTAAGAGAGAAAGATAAAGCAGTTAAAAAATTCGCAAAAGAGGAGAAGGCTAAAGAGAAACTAGAACTCTTTATGCTATAATATATGATTAACAATAATCCAGCAACAGAAAAACCGTATATGCAGTTGATATGTAATCCTTATGAACATAGCTCTTCTGTTAATACACGTATTACAATTGATGTAATGCAAAAAGACTTATCACGTGATGATATGCTTGAAGTACTTGAAGGCTTTATGAAGGCCGTGGGATACAATTTTAGTAATAAAGAATCCCTTTGTATTGAGGCATATCAATGAAAGTAGCAATATTAAACGACACCCATTGTGGGGTAAGAAACTCATCTGATATTTTTCTGAAGTATCAAGAAAGATTTTATGAGGAGATATTCTTTCCTTATTTAAAAGAGCATAACATCAAGAACATCTTGCACCTTGGTGATTATTATGAACATCGCAAGTTTGTTAACTTTAAGGCACTTAATGCCAATCGTAAACACTTCCTAGAACCTATGAGAGATATGGGTATTACTATGGATATAATCCCTGGTAACCATGATGTATACTTTAAGAATACTAATGAACTATGCTCACTTAAAGAACTTCTAGGCTACTTTACAAGTAATGTTAATATTATTATGAAACCTACAGTACTAGATTATGACGGCTTAGGTGTTGCAGTTATCCCTTGGATTAACAATGGTAACTATGCAGAATACACCGAATGGGCAATGAAATGTAAGGCACCTATCCTTGGTGCTCATTTAGAACTAAAAGGTTTTGAAATGATGGCTGGTATGCCTAATCCACACGGAATGAATGCAGATGTATTCTCTAGGTTTGAGATGGTATTATCTGGTCATTTCCATACGAGGTCAAGCCAGGGCAATGTTACCTATCTAGGTTCTCAAATGGAGTTTACTTGGGCTGATGTGGATGACCCTAAATATTTTCATATCTTAGATACTGAAACAAGGGAGATTACTCCAGTCCGTAATCCTATTACTATGTTCAAGAAAGTTATATATGACGATACTAAGACTGATTATAGTAAGATAGATGTTAAACAGTTTGAACAAAAGTTTATCAAATTAATAGTTATAAATAAAAATGACTTATATATGTTTGACCAGTTTGTTGATAGACTACAATCTATTGAAACTTACGAGTTGAAAATTGCAGAATCATTTGAAGAGTATTTGGGAGAAAGCGTCGAGGACGAGAAAATATCCCTAGAAGATACTACGACCCTTCTGGATTCTTATGTTGAAGCCGTTGAAACTGACTTGGAAAAAGATAAGTTAAAACTTGAACTAAGGACTCTGTATACAGAGGCTCAGAATTTAGAGGTAGTATGATACAATTTAAATCATGTAAATGGCAGAACTTTCTGTCAACAGGGACGGATGCAATAACAATTAACCTAGATAAATCACCATCAACACTTATTGTTGGCCAAAATGGTGCAGGTAAATCTACATTGCTAGATGCATTGTCATTTGGACTATTCGGTAAGGCTCATAGAGATATCGGTAAAGGTCAATTAGTTAATTCAATTAATAAGAAAGGAACACTAGTAGAAGTAGAGTTCAATATTGGTAATTCAGAGTTTAAGATTGTTCGTGGTATTAAACCCAACAAGTTTGAAATCTGGCAGAATGGTAATATGATTAATCAAGCATCTAATGCAAGAGACTATCAAAAATTCTTAGAAACCAATATACTTAAACTGAACCATAAATCTTTCCATCAAGTGGTAGTACTAGGTTCAAGTTCATTCATTCCATTCATGCAGTTACCTAGTTGGTCACGCAGAAGTATTATTGAAGACCTATTGGACATTAATATCTTTTCTAAAATGAATAACCTATTAAAAGAAAAGAACTCCAAGTTGCGTGATAATCTAAATGATGTTAATCATAGAATTGATTTGATTAATACTAAAGTGGATTCACAATCAAAATATATCAAAGACCTCGATGCTCTTAACCAAGAACAAATAGATAAGAATAGGGATTCAATAGAAACCTATAAGGGTCAGATTGATGATACATTTAAAGAGTCACAAAAGCTAGGTAAGAACCTAACTTCACTCCTTGCTGATGAAGAACGCAGTCACAAGCACTTCATGGAGCGTATGAGTGAAGTTAAGTCACTAGATAAGAACCTCAACGGCAAGATTAAATCACTAGTCAAAGAGGCTCGTTTCTATGAAGATAATGATAATTGTCCTACTTGTGAACAAGAGATTACAGCTGTAATTAAAGAAACCAAACTATCTGGTCTTAAATCTACTGCAGCAGATGTTCAGCTAGAGTTGGGTAAACTGGCCAAAGAAGTAGATACTACAGAGAAAGAAGGTATTCAAATCGCCAATAATCTCAATACACTAAGACAGCGTCAAGGTAAAATCAATTCAAATAATGAAAAGATATCATTACTGCAGAAAGAGATTAACAAGGTTCAGAAAGAGATTTCTAA